CCACTAAGCATTTCTTTATGCGTGTGCTCTACTCCTGGAAGTTTTTCATTACAAGCACAAATGCCTCGGTATTCTCGTTCTAACTGTTCTACTAAACTTTTTGCTTCACGTAATTTTCCAAGAACCTTCATTGCTTCAAGACTCATTGCGATGACCTCTTTTCTTTACGAATAGCAAGTTTAGCTGGTGAATAGCCATCAACTGTCTTGCCTTTTTTAACATTTGTTTTTGGGTGTTTTTTAGATGCTTTACCATTAGGTCTAGCATCATTTCTATTGCCTTTGGATTTTGCCATTATTTCTCCCTAAACTTTGGGTCCTGAAGTTTATCATACACTTCTTTTTCATAAACAAGGCTATGCGAACCCGAAACAAGGCGCGCTAAAGAATATGAATCAGCAGCATTATCATCTGTAAATTCTACATCCCATTTTTTATACACATGTAATAGCATCTGGCTTTTAGATATCCCCTGCCCTTTTCCAGTTACATACTTTTTTAAACTGGTGGGTGGGACTATAAGCGGATATATACCAAAGTCCAATAGGGTTAGTTTCACCATCCCGCCCAACTCACCAAGCATATTAGCCATCTGTGAACCAAAAGCATAACCTTCCATAGCCACATCTGTAACGTTATCAAACTGGTGTAGCCAATTCATTACGTGAGCTTGTATATCCCTAAGCCTATCTATTCCTCGTTTATCAGACTTATATACCTCTGTGTAATGGTTACCGTTTTGGTACGCGGTTATAGCAAAGCCGCTATAAGACTGGTCAATACCCAAGTACACAGGGTTCTCAGGTATTACTAAACCGTCTTTAAAAACCTTCATTAAAACCCGCGAGCTTTTAGTACAGATGTTCTACGTGTTAATTCACGCGAAGTCAACTGATACGACCGTTCTAAGTTATCTAATGTTGTTTTAAGAAGCTTATGGTAAGCCTGAGCCTGTAATTTATTACGGGATAACTCTTGCATTTCAGGGTCAGTTAGCACATGAGCGCGAAGCATAATGGATTTTTCTGTAGTTTTACCAGTAGTTTTACCAAGCATAGCCTTGGCTTCTGCCATGTCGTATTCGTTTTCTACTTCAAGAACGGCTAGTTCTGCTGCCGTAACTTGTGTAAGCATAAACGAGTAATACTGCATGTAAACGTTAGCTAGGCGCATAAGCTCTTGGTCATCTATTGCGGTAATGTCATCTGGAAGTGCAGGTAAATCTATATCTAATTTGCGGCGGATAGGGATACCTTGTGCCTCTAAGGTTTGGATAACCTTCTCACTAATGCCGTGTGCTTCAATAACTATCATTCTAACCCCTTACATTTAGCGCAACCCTCTGCTTTTAAATTACAAGGTGGTGGCGTATTAGCTTTAATTGAATCTACTATCATCTGTGCAGCTTCAAACAAATGGGTAATGCCAAAATCGCTTTTACGAACTACAAACTCTTTGTATTCTTGATTAGGTTTAGCCTCATAGATAATGACTGCTTCTTGTGGAACATCGGCATACCCTATCAACTCCGCCAGTTTCATATAAATCTGAACTTGAGTAATGTGTTTCATAAATGGAGCGTTAATAGCTTTCCATGTTTTATCAAAATCATACCCGTGTTCTGCTAGCAACTCGGGGCACTCATAGCGAAGTGTTCCTACTCCAACAGATTTAATTTCTAACATTAGTGGTTCGCCTAGATTTACTAACCAACCATCTGCATGACCTGAAATACGCAAGGGTTCATAAAACAATGGTACTTCACGGTATTCAAGTGGACCTTCATGACAATCAGAACCGCCCCAAAACATCTCATCGCAATCAATACAATACCATTTGCCAAACAATGTGCCCATCTCTTGAAACCACTTTTGCCATTTAGCGTGTATAGAATGGCCTTCTTCAAAAATAGACATTAACTTCAATCCAATTTTGCGTGTTTCATTGGGAACAGCACCTAGTAATTGAAAGTACGAAGCGCGATAACACCAATCATTTCCCGCCATTTCAGATGGGTGTAGAACATCTGTTCTTCTACTTTTATCTCTTGGTTTGGAAAGGATATGTCGTTCTACGGAACCAATAACTCTTGTCTCTGTTTTAGCCACGTCAATAAACCTCTTTAATGTTCCGCTTGGTTTGTACTTTATTGTCATAGGGACAACCTATCACGACTTTCTGGTATTTACCCATTCCTCTAATGTCAAACCTGCTTTAAGGGCTTTGCGTTTAAGTGCGTTGCGTTCACGGTGGCTCATGCCACCCCAGATTCCGTGCGTATCTTCCATTTTATCCGCGTAAAGTAAACACTCTTTACGCACAGGACATTCAGGCAGACCATCTTTGCCATAACAAATAGCTTTAGAAATCTCTGCAATTGTTTTATATTTTTCTTTATCGCGTGGAGGAAACCAAAGGTCAGTTTTCATTCCCCTGCATTGGGCTTTATATCGCCAAGGTTCTGGTCCAAAGTCTTCGTCGTACAAGTATGCTCCTGAAGAGTAGAGCGCAATTCTAGAAAATCGTCCTCAGTTAACAATACATAATTTTCATTATTAAGACTTATACCTAGCACGGGCATACGACTTTCAAGTATTGCTTCCTTGACAATCTTTTCCAGTACTGTCGCTTTGACGGTAAAGGAGGCTTTGCCTGTCCACTTATGTTCAATAAGTAAATCGTTAGACCTGACATCACCTTTACGACTCCAAAAGGAACCACTTCCAGCGCTACGCTTTCCGTCTACCAACTTTGCAAGTCGTGCCTCGTGCTTCTGAGACTCTTTAAGACCCTTACTCTTCATGTGCGAACTTAGACCCAGCTTTAATTGAATCTAGTACGTCCCGTTCAAGGGCTTCTTTTAAGTCTACTTCTTCCCGAATGGAGCTAAGCATAGCATCACTTCCTTGCCACTGCCGTTCGGCATACCGATAGTAGGCACCAGCGCGGGTAATGACTTTGTTTAAAATGCCTATAGATAAAATCTCTTTAGCAAAATCAAAGTCTCCTGCTGGTAAATCTCCACCGCTAGAAAAATAAAAATCAACTAACGCCACCTGTGAAGGTGGGGCTGATTTGTTCTTTAATACGCGAACTTTGATGGTCTGACCTACACGGCGTTTCTCTTGGCCAGAACCTGCCTCAATCCAATCGTCTCTTTTTACTTCAATACGTGTAAAAAACGCATAATCTTTACCTAAACCGCCTGGAGTGGTACGTGGGTCTCCATACATAACTCCAATCTTTGACCGCCATTGGTTAATCATGATGCCTATAAATGGGCGCTCAGGGTCTACCAGCGACCGTTTAGATGCTTTGCCTACCTTACGAAAAAACTTATTAGTTAGAAGCGCTGAACGCCCTACGGTTGACTCTTCCATTTCTTTATCATTTTCCGATGAAGGAACGAGGGCAGGAAGGCTATCAATAACAATGCAATCCACGGACTTGCTTTCAGTAATTTGAATGACGGCTTCATAAGCCTCCTCCATTAGGTTAGTAGAAATTACATAAACTCTAGATGAATCCACCCCGCACATTTCAGCATAACCAGGAACCCATTGCTCAGCTGCCACCCATACTGTTGTAAATTCGGGGTCACGTTTTTGATTAGCAGCAATTGTTTTTAAAGCTAATGCGGTTTTGCCATTACTTGCTTCTCCTACAATTTCATGCCATTGATTAATAGGCCAACCACCACCAAGTGCTACATCTACAGCAACTGAACCTGTAGTAATACGACCCATCACGTCATCTCTAATATCTGAGCCAAGAACAATTGTGTTCTCGCCCATTTTTTTATTAATAGAATTAAATACTTTTGCTAACTCGCCTGTTAATGCCATTTTATATGTGTCCTATGATTGTTGTTGGGTTCCATCCGCCTGTTTGAACTTGTACTGCTGGTGTTGCAGGTCCTGCTGCTTGACCACCACCACCCACAATACCCTTACCTACACCACTGCCTGACTGTTGAATTGGATACCCGCAGTCACAACAACGTTTACGTGATTCAGGAGTTGCGCCACCATAATTTCCACTACCGCAACCTGGACAACGTAAAGCCTGTGGTGTTGCTTGTTGGCTTGGTGGATACTGCGGCTGTTGTGGTTGTACATATGTAGCAGGCTGTGGCGCTACGTATGTAGGAGCAGGAGGTTGAGGCGGTTGAGGTTGTTGGCCTAATTTTTTAGCAAACCAATCTGCATTACTGCCCATTTTTGTCTCCTAAGTACGCGGTAGTCATATTGATAGTGTCGTGCTCTATTAAACCCAAATTTAAAGCTATTGAAAATGCACCCATTAAAGTAGATAAAGCTATTGCTTTATAAACGTTACCCATGCTATCTAACTTATCCATCAGTTCTTCTATGTCTTCGCCGTTCTCTTCTGCCTCTTTAATGTGAATATGAGTTAAAACTTGAGCGCTTAAATCTGAAATAGAATCTAAAAACGGATATAAAGGTTCTACGTAAGCTAAACGTTCTTCACTATCTTCGCACTCTTTAGACTCCCCCTCTGGACTAACTGGGGTAAGGCCAATGCGTTCAGCAAGTTCATTAACATTTTCTGTTAATGCGGTGTCGTATAAGTACCAACGGTAAACAGTGCTCATTGGCACTTCATTAGTAATTATCTCGTACTCTGGTTTTTTACGTTTAAACCAACTCATTTAGCATCGCCCCATCTCTGTACAACTTTAATGTCTGCAATGAGTGGAACATCTAAAAGATGAATATCTTCCATAGCCTCACGAATTGCGTTTTGTGTTTTATCCACTAATGAATCTGGAGTTAAAGTAACTAGTTCGTCATGCACTGTAAGAAGTAATTTGGCTTCTTTAGGAATCATGTCGTGGGCCCTAATCATAGCAAGTTTAATAATGTCCGCAGCTGATCCTTGGATGCGCGTGTTGAAAGCTTGACGCTCAGCGCTAGCACGAAAACCAGTTTGCTTGGAGGTTATATCTGGTAAATAACGACGGCGTTTAAGAATGGTTGAGATATACCCTTTGTTACGAGCAACCCCAATAACCTTAGCGCGGTAATCATTAATAGATGGGAATTTAGCAGAGAAATCGCTAAGTAGGGCTTTAGCTTCATCCACCGTACAACCAATTTGGCGCGAAATTTTATCAGGCCCCACGCCATAGGCAATAGCAAGAACAAGGGCTTTACCTGCCTTACGGTCTACGCCCATGGTTTTACCCACAGTCGTATAAATATCCTCACCTATAAAGTAGTTATTTAACATAATTGGGTCTTTAGACATTGACGCAATAATCCTAGGTTCAATCTGAGAATAGTCAGCAACTATTAACTTATACCCATCTGGCGCGCAAAACATATTACGAATAAGCGTTCCATGGTCTTTTTCTGGTGGAAGATTTTTATTAGGAGCAGGTATGTTCTGTAAGTTGGGGTTACGACTAGAAAAACGACCAGTCTCAGCACCCCATTGTACAAAATCACCATAGACCCTGCCGTTGATAAGCATTGAGTCTTTCTCTTCAATCTTAGATTTACCATTGGTTGTCTTAATCACTTCTCCGCCAAGATAAGGTATTACATATGTGCTAAGTAATTTATTAAGGTCTGCGTATTCCAAAATAGCTGTTACCAACTCATCTGATTCACGAAAAGACTCTAGCGCTTCTGCTGATACTGAATAGTCTTTGTAGGTTAATTTGTCTTTACTTTTTTTACCGCCAGCACCAGTAAGAAGCACGGGTTTAAGACCACGACATCCTTCTTCTTTTGGACCATAAAGTAACCATTGTTTTTCACTATTAGAATTAAGATTAAAAACTTGACCTGCAATGCGGTAAATATTGGAGCGAACTTCTTCAATTTCTTTCTCTAACTTAACCCATAAATCTGTTAAATGTTGAATATCAACAGGAGCGCCAGTAAGTTTCATATCGCAAAGAACTGTAAGAACATCCATCTCTAATTTCATAACACGATCAACGTCTGCTGCTTTAATCTTTGGAGCAATGGTTTTCCAAAGTAAAAAAGTATATTTAGAATCTAAATAAGAGTATTTAGCAACCTCTTCAAATGAATATTCTTCAACCTTATGTCCTATGCCTTTTTGCATACTAAACCCAAGCTCGCGCTGTAGGCAGTCGTCAAGGCCTAATTTGCCTTTGTTTTTATTATCGTAAAGAAATGAACCCATAAGGGTGTCAAAATATGGACCAACGGGTATGTTGCCCCCGTAGTACTTAGCAACAGAACTTAAATCAAATACTAAGTTGTGACCAATTGTCAATATGTCGTCTTTAAACATTAAAGGTTCTAATGCCTTAAATACCTCGGCTGGAAATAGTTGTACAGGTGCGGATTTAAAAACTTTATCTGCCTTCTTATCATCACGGGAGTAATCAAGCGGGCGTGCAGGTAACCCTGCTGCAACCCTTTTCTCACCTTGCCCTGTAAGTGGGCGTATTAACTCTACAAACTCTCCATTAGGGTGCCCTAAAGGAATCACATCCCCGCGCCCGTGAGTAGCTAATGAAATCCAAAGTACCTCATTGACGGCGGGTATACCGCGGTGAGTGCCAACTGTTTCTACGTCAAAAGCAAATGCGTCTTGAGTTAGATAGTAAGCAACCATCTCTTTAAGTTGTTCTTTTGTTGTAATTATATTCAAGTATTATCCCTTAAAGCTGAAGGGTCAGAACCAGGGGATAAATGGCCTGACCCTTCAACAGTTAGTTGTTAGGAGAGTGAAGCAGCAACTGCTTCAAGTTCTTCCCATGTTGGTTCTTTGATATCAGCACGTGTATACGGCTTAAAAGAAGCAACAGAAGCTTCTGCAGTTGCTTCATCAATGTTCCAGTCTTCCATTAAATCACGGGACTTAACTGGGTTGATGTGGTAAGCAGTTGTTTGCATCTTACCTGTACGACTTAACGCCCAGTAGTTCTTTGTTAGAGGACCCTGAGGTGAGAAGTGTGCTGCATGAAGGGACTTGAACAAACGTGGGCTGGCAATCAACATTTGACGTTGAGGACCGCCTTCAGCACTGAGATTAACAATTGAAAATGCGCGCTTTTCTTCAGGCTTGCTTCCAAGCTTTACGCATAGTGGATCGTTTTGACCAAGCGAAATATAAGAACGCTTGCCCTCAGTTTTTTGAGTAAGGAAGTGTTGACGATAGACAGCGAACGGACCATCTTCGTCTAGGAATTTAACTACTTGAAAGCCTTCTTGAAATTTAAATTCTGAAGGGTAGTCACCTGATGGAGCAATCTCGGCTGCTGACCAGCCTGATTGAATTGCTGTAGCTGTTGCTTGAGTTGGACGGGCTGCAATTGCATCCGTTGTAAACTCGTCGGTTTCTGGCAGATATTCTTCTGTGCGATTTACGCTCATTTTATTTATTTTCCTTTGTTTTTATTTTAGTTTATTTTAGTTTCGGTTGCTCGGATTTGACTCCAAGCCTCGGCAATCTCAATGCTGAGTTGTCGGTGCAGGGACCATTCTATACGCTTTACGTGGAGAAGTCCAGCCGAGTGAAATAACTCAATTGTCTTTTCTACCATTGCACGTGAGTAAAGCCTACGTCCTTGGTGCTCTTTACCGTTTACATTCTTTGTTGAGGGTAACCGATAGGGTGCGACTGGGAGATAGCCCTCTTTTATCCATGCTCTGATGGTTATTACAGGACGACCTAAAGCCGCCGCAAGTGCTCCTATAGTGAACATTTCAAGGTCGCTGCCATTGGGTAACGTTCTTTTAATGGGTTTTACATCCCACATAAAGTCAGGTTCAACTTCAGGTGCCTTCACCACTACAGGTTTGCGCTTGCGTTTGCTTCCTGGATAGAACGTATCTAGGTCAGCAAAAGTTGATTCTATGAAGTCTTCGTTCATTGAACTACTATCTTCATTAGTTTATTAGGAAAATCTTTTGAAGCCGTAAAATGAATATTAAAATCATGTTCATTTGTATCAGCGCGGGTTAAACCATATTCAGGAACAAAACTACGAAGCGCACTTGCTGGGATAATAAGCAACGCATCTGTATACCTAATGCAAATGCGGTTATAAGCTGCAGGGTTATCATCCACAGGTTCAGTTAACCACATTCGTTGAAGTTTTTGAAATGGAAATTTAACCTCCATAGTAGAAGGTCCATTCATCCATTTAATTTCCATACCACCAATGTAATTGGCAAAACCTTCAGGTTTTTTAGGGTCTTGAAGACTGTTTACAAGATAATCAACAAAGTAATAACGTGGCGTAGACCATGCTTGCCACCCATACAACTCGCAAACTTTATCCATTACCCGTTGTTCTTTGTTACTGTCTGATGCAGTAACCCAAATTGGTTGCGCCATTATTGGTGATCCACCAAAAATGCAAAAGATTCTTTTGAAGGAAACATTGCATCAATGTCTGCTTCAGTTAAATGTCCTTCATAAAAAGCTGCCATAATTTCAGCCTCATCAATTACAGGAACCATTTTAATACATTGGTCTTTAATTTTCTTTTTTGTAAGGATATCTTCAGCAATATCCATGTCTAAAGTTTTAGATACACGGCGCTGTTTTGTAATGCGAACTTTGCCTACAGTTTCGTCCTCTAACTCTAAAACGCGATGGCCTCTATCATCAGGCTCAACTTCATCAAGTGAAGATAGTAAACGTTTTTTTAATTCAGTTTGACGAGTAGTTAAAACACCAACTTCATCCTTAAGACGGATGTATTGTCTAACGTTTCTTTTTATTTCTTCTAAACTCATTTAATGCTCCCCTGGTTAGGAACACCAAATTAGTAGGCTAAAACCTACTTGTCAACTTTTAAGTACTCCTCCAGCGCGTCTATAATTACGCTTGTAACGGTAACTCCTTCGGAAGCGGCCTTCTTCTGGACGGCTTTCCATAGGTCATCAGGGACGCGGATAGTCCTAGTTGGAGTCTTAGGTGCGTTAGGCATCCTACAAGTTTAAACTATGGCGTTAGATAAGAACTGCCTTAAACTACCCACATTCATAGATATTCCGCCTTGTTCGTTGATACCCTCACCATCAATCACCGCGTTAGCTAAAGCGTTTTTTTGTTGAAGAGATTCCCATTGCCGCTGCTCAATAGAATTACCCATAATAATGTCTTGAATAACAATGGTTTTCCAAGTAGAAGACGCTCTTTTTATTCGTCCATTTCGTTGGGTAGCCGTACCTGAACTCCAAGGTAAGTCATAGTTAACCAATAAGTTAGCTGCTGGTAAATCCACACCATAGCCCCCAGCGTCAGAGCTGATAAGAACCCTAACAGAAACATCAGTATTGAATGCAATTTTGTTCTCCTCTTTTGTTTTAGCGTCTATTCTTCCTGAATACAAACGACATTGCTCTGGCCCCAAAGCTTCAGCAATCATATCTAACATATCTACATACGTTGCAAATATAACTACTTTATTAGCCTCATCTTGTTCTAAAAAGTCTTTTACGTACTGTACTAAATACTCAAATTTAGGGGCTTGATTAATATCTTCAAGCGCGCCTTCTTCTATTAAACCAGCAGCGTACACAGAGCCTTCACCGTTCATCTTACTAAACTTAGCCGCGCTGGTTTCTAATAATTTTGGATGAGAACAAAGCATCTTTAATGCGCCAATTTTAGACATAATTTTCCCGCGCATTTCATCTTCTGGCCCCCCGCGTGAAGATTCTACCCCGTAGTGAGCAAGTATGTTGAAGTTAGAACCAAATAAATCTTGAGCTTCTTCTAAATCAGCGAGTAAATCATTGACTATACGTTGATATAACTTAGCATTTTTGCGGTCAAAGTAAATTTCAATAGGTTCTTTATGAATAGCATCAGGTAGGAAAGGCGCAACGTCAGCGTCTTTTTGTGCTTTACGAACCGACGCTTCTTTCATCTTAGTATGTAAAGTAGTTAAGTTGCGATAATGTTGGACACCACCCCATGAGTTACGAACAATAAACGCGGAATCAAAAATATCAAACCGCCCAAGCACAGTTGGGTCTACAAATTGCATAATGCTGTATAGCTCTTCTGGTTTACCGTTTTCTATTGGAGTACCAGTTAAAGCAAAACGAAATGGAGTGTTAAATAGTTTTTTTACCATTTTTGAACGTTTAGACTTAAATGATTTTATTGCTGTTGCTTCGTCTAGTACTACAAATCCTCTTGGAAGGTCTTTGACGTGTTCCCAGTCGTTAACGACTTGTTCGTAATTGAGGATGACATAGTCCACACCAGAAGTTCTCCAACTGTAGGCTTGCTCATATTGCTCAGCTCTTTTGGTTTTTGTTCCATCAATGACCAAAGCGTTAGAAGTACCATCTGTAAATTTCTCAATCTGATTAGCCCACTGGTATTTAAGTGAGGATAAACAAATTATAATCCCTGGTTCTGTAATTTTGTTCTCATCCATTAACCTTTCAAGGGCGGCAATGGTTAAAACTGTTTTACCCAAACCAAGGTCATATGCTACGAGCATCTTAGTGCGCTCGCACATACGGTCTACAGCCTCAGGTTGATAGGGAAGTAATGTTCCTGTAAAGGTCATTAGCCATCCTTACCTTAATTAAGTGTTCTAAATCGTCTAATGTTCCATTGTTTACAAAAATTTGATCTACTTTATAATCGTCCATTTCAGACTCAGACACATGGTCATTAACAGCTGCTACTCCAAGCCGTTTAATACGCCATATTTGCCCATCTAAATGTTGAATCATTTCAGCTTCATTGATAAATCTAACGTCTGTTACAACAATATTTTGATGCGTTAATTTGGGAGCCAAAGCTTGTTTAATCCAAAAACCATCACCAAATAATTTACGAGCACCAACTCCAAGGTCTTGAAGTAAACGGCGAACTTCTGGTTGTGCTTTAGCAACATCCCAACCAAAATTATCAACAAGAACACTGAGACGACCGCCGTTGTACATAATTGGATTTACTTCTAAAAGAAGTTCGCGGATTTTATCCGCAAACGCTACTCGTTTATACCCATATTGATTTACAAGTATTTTAGCTACAGTGTCTTTACCGCTCTGTGCGTAACCTGTTAGCCCAATAATCATGGTAGAGGTACATACTTTCCCGTCAACCACTCATTATTAGCGGATGTAGAAGTAGAAACCATGTAGTTATAAGTATCTTGCCAAGTTGCTTTTTGGTTTAATGACCACCAACCAGACATTGCTGCTGTTGCGTTAGATGTTCCCACCATAAATTTCGTCTTCCCATTTGGCTGTAGAACATACCAGCGGGCGTTGAGATAGAAACTTGTTTGCGCATTGCCATTGCTATACCGAGCAATGTAAGGCTTTGCGGTTGGATCATATGTTTTACCAGAAGAACCTGGGTCTGGGTTATCAGTAGCGCCTACAGAAACAACATCTGGCAAACACGCAATAGACATCATCGCAGTACGGTTGCTGTCATTTCCAGTTGCACCTATTACTGCAACATTATTTGCTTTAAGAGTTGCAACATCTTGTGCAGTTCCATTTGGCACTTGACAACCTGCAAAAACTCTTCCTTGAGACACATTAACAACTGTAATATTGTATTTAGCTCTATTTGCCACTACCCAATCCAACGCCAACTTAACTGCGTCATTTGAATATAAATATGGGTAACCGTCAGGAGCAACACCAACAATACGAATTGGTATTAACTTTGCGTTTGGGTTTACTTTAGAAATAATAGAAAGCATTTCAGTACCGTGAGTAAGTGTGGTGTTTGTAGATGGCGCAATGTTAGCTGCCCCTACACCTTCCATTTGGGCTTTACCGTTTGGGCACTTTGAGTATTCAAGAATACAGACTTCGGTGATGATGTTGGGGAATTGTGAAATAACAACTCCTGAATCAATAACAGCGATAGATTGTGGTTGGTCCGCATAAACTGGTGTAGCAAAACCTACAAGTAATGCGATAGCTAGTAGTACCTTTTTCATATTGCTTTATCCCCTTTAATCATATGTTTGGATGTTTCTATTCCAGACCTTACCTCATCTAGTGTCATAGCGCCAACATCTTTAACCTCTATTCCCGCATAATTAAAGAACCATGCCTCAGTATTAAGCTCACTGCACATGCTCAATAAGCTTAGGGAAGAAGTTTTTCCCGCAGCGTCGTTGTCCATAGCAAAGATAACCCTATCCGCGCCCCGTATCAAATTGAATTGAGCGCGAGAAACAGTAGCTCCGTAAGTAGCCACGCCAAAAAAACCTAAAGAGGCTAGCCTTACCACATCTAGAGGGGACTCAACCACTATTAAATCTCCAGAATTGTATTGAGAGTAACCGAACAAAGTTTCGCTTTTTTTAATGCCAGCAGGTTTATTATTAAAATAACGGTGGTCATAGCCTTTTTCTTGCCACCCCAATAACTTATTAGTAAAAGGGTCTCTAATTGGAATAATCCAATTTTTATTGCGCTCATCCCATTTAAGTTCATATACCAAAGCTGATGCGCGGCGAAGACCACGAGACAGTAATGCCTCACTTGGTGGCTCTGTAAAGGCGCTAAGCATTGATTCTGTTATATGAGTTGGCTCTTCAATCTTTAATTCGTTCTCTTTAGTTACCCTTTGAAACCTAGCAACTAAACTGTCTGTTGAACCTAACCATTCAGTTGCTTTTTCCCAATCAACACCAGTTACATATGAAATTAAAGAGTAAAGACTTCCTTTCCAACCGCATGAAAAACAGTTATGCGCGCCAGAATCAGCATTGATATACCAAGAAGGATTACGGTCTTGTTTACCTGTACGCTCTAAATGTGCAGGGCAATGTGCTTGAACTT